AGATTTAAATAATCGGTAGAAGTATTAATAGGGATATTTTTAATTCTATTCCAAACTTCTCCATTAGAGAATTTTATCATATTTTCATCTATAGATACAGAATGTCTTTCTGGTAAATATAATTTACCGTCTAAACCTATTTGTATATCATAAAAACTTGATCCTGGATAATAATTCATTGATGGAGTTAATTCTAAACCATAACCCATATATATAAATTTATTATTTAAGGTATAACCATCAGGAAATACAATTTGTGTAATTTTATTAGTATTTAAAGAAGAAATCCAAAATGTATTATTAATTTTATTTTTAACGGTATCATAAATTTCCATTTATTTTATTTTATAAAATGAAAATAAAATAATTTTTTATTTTAGTATTAATTTTTCTTTTCTAATATTAATATATTAAGTATGAAAGAGTTTCATAAAGTTTTATTAGAAGGTGTTTTTACTGCTGTCTGTTTACTATTATTATATATTATTTTATTAATTATTAGTAAATTATTATTAAAATATGTATTTAAATATAGTTCATATAAACCTATGGTATTATATGTATCATTAATGTTTATATCAGCTATTTTATTACATATTATTTTTGAATATACTGGTTTAAATAAATATTATGTTGATAACTATTCAAAATAATTTTAAGTTAAATTAAAGATGTGTTATTTATATATTAAAATTTAAAATTTTATTAAAATGAATAAGAATAAGAAAATTGATTATTATGATTATTATAAATTCTATGATGAATTTTATGATAATATTAAATATTTATATAAGTCATTACCAAAGATAACTAGAGATAAAGTTAAGATTGAAGAATTTATGTTTTTTTGTTACATTTGTTCTTAAAATATATTTTACTAATAAAATATATTTTTATTTAAAATAAATAATAATTCCTCTTAAGGTTAATTTTATTTATTAAAATAGTTTAAATTTAAAAATAGTTTTTAATAATATGTATATGTGTTCACCTTTTAAAAAAAATAATAAAATACATCCTATAGTTTATCCTATTATATGTGAAACTAAAAGAATTAATCATATTCCTACATATGATGAAAATAAAATTATACAACATATTTCTATTCAAGAAAAGAAGAATAATATTTAATATTAAAAATATTAAAAAATGAAAATTAAATATTTATCTTTTTGTTATTTAATATTTATATTAAATGACAAAGTCTTATAAAAAATCTAGAAAAAGATCTTATAAAAAATATAAAAAAAGTAAAAAAACTAAAAAATATAAATTAAAATCTATAAAAGGTTATGGTTCTTGCATTAGAAAAACATCTAATAAATATATAAGTAGAAATTCCCCTCCTTATTCGGCTAATAAATGTTGTAATGAAACTAAAAAAGGCAATGATGGTAATTTATATATATCTAAACCCAATAAAAATAATATTTGTAAATGGATAAAAACAAATAAAAAATCAAGTTCAAGTATCCGTTTAACAAGAAAATCTAGTGTATTATCTTCTTATAATAAAATTATATCTAATTATAAATTAAACTCTAAAATAAATGATAATTTGAATCCTTATAATAAAAATGTAAAACAAACTTTATTAAATAAAGATGTTAATATTAAAAATGAAGATATTGTTATGTATACAACTGAATTTAATGGAGCTGATCTATTTGATGTTTATATAATTCCTAAATATAATTATGCTATTATTACTATATCAAATAATTTTTTTGAAGAAGATATGTATGGTAATCCTCTTGTTAAATTAAATAAAAATACTTTAATAGAAAATATTAAAAATGAAATTAATACTAATGGTATAATTATTGATGAGATTATTTCAGTTGATATTCCCTCTAAAAATAGGTATTATTATATATTCTCTAATTTTAAAAATTATAAACTTAGAATAACATATAATAAATTATTTACTGTTCAAAAAGGAGCTTCTATCTTATTTGAATTAAATAATAATTATTTGTATATATGTGAATCTATGTATATATTTAACACTAAAAATATGTCTAGAATTATTAATTATCTTTCAACATCTCAATTAGATTATTATTATGCTATTGATCAAAATTATATATATCTATCATTAGAAAAATCATTTTTTCCTAAATTAAATTATGAAATGTGGAAAAAAGAAAATAATTATACAGAGAATGATACAGATCCTTATCAATATTTTTATTCTATGACTGAAAATAAAAAACAAAAATCAACCAAAGAATTTATATCACTTTATCAAAATAATTTAGATCATAAAATGATTTTTAATTTATATTGATATTGATATTGATATTGATATAATTAATATAAAAATATTTAAATAATTGATTAATTATATTTAATTTAATTATAATTAATTAATTCATTTTATATTTATCTCATTTATATAAATTAAAAATGGGTATTAAAGGCTTTTTCGCATTTTTTAAAAGTAAAATTAAAAATTTTATTTTACCTATTAAATTAAATCAATCTATTGATGTTGTTAAAAATTATAATAATGAGTCTATTCAAATTGATGTTTTAACTTTTGAAATAAATCCTATTATTTATAATGCTTTATATAAAGTTCAAGAAGAATTAAAATCTCAAAACAAAGTATCTTTATTAAGACCTTCTAAAACTAAAAAAATCTCTTTAGATGAATTTAATAATAAAGTTTATAATAAAACTATTGAAATTATTGATTCTAATGTTAAAATGAATAATCCTAAACAAATGATTTATTTTGTTATTGATGGTGTTGCTGGTATGTCTAAACAAACTCAACAACGTCAAAGAAGATTTAGAAATATTTCTTTAAAAGATGATGAATTTGATAAGAATTGTATTACTCCTGGGACTGACTTTTTAGATGGTTTATCTATTAAAATTAAAGATTATATTAAAATGAAAATTAAAAATGAATGGAAAGATTTAAATATTATTTATAATGATCATAAAAATGTAGGAGAAGGTGAACATAAATTAATTCATTTTATTAGAAAATTACCTATACAATTATCAGTATCTATTATAAGTCCTGATGCCGATTTATTTCTTTTAGCTTTAGGTTTAAGAAGAAATAATATGTATATATTTAGACCAATAGATAAAAATTATGAAAAAGTATATTTTGATTATGATTATTTATTTGCAGATTTAGATATTTTAAAAAAATATATATTAGAAGAAGTAGGAATTTTACCTTCTTTAAAAAATAAAAATGAAAATGATTTATCTAAAATAAAAGAAAATATAAATAAACCTATTATAGATGTTTATAATCAAAATAAATATACTGTTATTGAATTTGATGAACAAAAAAATAATGCTATTGAAGACTTTATTTTATATATTATGATGATTGGTAATGATTTTTTACCTCACATTCCTCATTTACATACTAGAGAAAATATTGAAGATCTTTTTAATTCTTATAAAAATGTAGTATCTCAATATGGATTTTTAACTCAAAGAAATTCAGATAATACTGATATCATTATTAATAGTAATTCTTTGAAACAACTTTTTATTGAATTATCTAAATTTGAAGAAGATAATATTATTAAAGATTTTACTAAAAAAAATATGGTTCCTTATAAATTATTAAAAAACAATATTAAATTGACTCAAACTGGATCTTATATTTTAGATTTAGATAATTACAAATTTGATTATTATACTAATAAATTATTATTTGGCAAATCTTTTTCTTTTGATAAAAATTCTAATCAAAGTGATATTATTAAAAATAAAGATAAGAAAGAAATTGATAAAGATAGATTAACATATGATATTAAAAATTTAATTAATGAATATATTAAAGGTATGTTATTTGTACTAAAATATTATTTATATAAAATTCCTACTTATAATTGGTTTTATCCTTATCATTACGCTCCATTATTAAGTGATTTATATAAATATTTTCCTGAAGATATTAATTATAAATTTAATTATGCAGAACCATTAACACCTATAGAACAATTATTATGTGTATTACCACCTACAAGTAATAAATTATTACCTGAATGTTTACGTTTTTTAATGTTATCAGATGAATCTCCTATTAAAGATATGTTTCCTAAATATGATGAAATTCAATTAGATAATGATGGAGCTGGTATTATATATCAAAATAATGAAAGAACAGAAAAACAAGATGAAGTACTATTTTTATTACCATTTTCAGATTTTTATAGAGTAAAAGAACAATTTAATATTTTAAAAGATAAATTAAATGATAAAGATAAAAAGAGAAATGAAAGGGGAAATATATATAAATATACATATGATAATGTAAATAAAAATATAATTGAAAAATTATATAATGAAAATGATATAATTTAAAAAGGACTAAACGCTTTAAAATTTGACTTTTATAAAAAAAATAAACAAAAATTTATTTATAACTAAATATAATAATATAATATTATATTATTATATTATAATAATGTCTGAACAACAAATTGAAGATAAAGATTATTATATTATTGAAGAAATTAATGGGATTTTATATTATGTTGATCCTGATACTAATGAAATTGTAGATATTGTTCCCGATGAAGATGAAAATTTATATTTAACTAAAGAAAATATAAAATATTCTGAATTAGATAGATATACTGGTTATGGAACTTTAGATAATATTTTTACTGGTTGCTATAATGATAATATTTCTATTAATGATTTATTTCAAAGTCCTTCTTATGATAAAATATTAGATCAAGTTGATTATAAATTAAGACTTGATTGTTTTAATATTTTTCAAACATTTGAAAAAAATAATATTAGGAAAACTAATAAAGAAGTTCAAATTGAATTTTGTTTTCCAGCATGTAATTATATTAAAAATATTCCTAATACTAAAATTTATTTTATGAATACTAAATTAATTTTATTTTCTTCTAAATTATTTTATTTATTAAATAACGGGACACCTTTAAAAGAAGCTAAAAATATAATTAAAAAAGATATATTATCATTAAATGAAAGAATAGATTATTTTGATGTATTAAGATATTGTTTATTGTTAAATAAAGAAAAATCTTTAAGAAATCTTTTCCTTAAAGATAAAGATCCTAAAGATTCATCTAAATACTTTAAAAATTATATTGATTTTTATAACTCTAATAGACTTAAAAAAATTGAACCTTATAAAAAAATTATTCCTGATAAAGATAAATTAACTAAATTATTACCTGAAATTTTTCAATCTGGTTATGCTCGTAAAATATGTCAATTAAAAATACAACCTAAATTATTAAATGAAATAGAATTAAAAGAACATTTACAAAAGAATCCAGGTCAAGATTATATGAGATTTCCATATAATAGTGATAATTATTTTATTTGTAATTATGAAAAAGAAAAATATGTTGGTTTAAAAATTAATAAAACTTTAGAGAATAAATCTAAATATCCTTTATTACCTTGTTGTTTCTCTATCTCTCAAAAAAATAGAAATACTTATAGAGATCAATATGAAAATTTAAAATCTTTAGAACAATTAAAATTAAAAGATGAATTAAAAACTACTACTGAATTATATAAACCTGTTAAATTAAATACTATTTATTCACAAGATAATAAAAAAAGATATGCTTATTTACCTGATGATATAGATCTTTTATTTAAATTATCTGATCATAATTTATTTATTAATGATTATCAATATTTAAGAGTTAGTGTTAATAAAAGTAAATCTAGTAGTTTATTATGTCTTATTGAAGCTTTCTCTAAAGGTATAAATAAATTGGAATATTCAAATAATGAAAATAATATTAAAAAAAAAATAAAACAAATGGCAATGGATAATGTAGCTACAAATACTTTTTTTGATAAAAATAAAATTATTGATATTATTGATAATAATAAATTTTTAGATGCTAAAAAATTATTACCTATATATGAAAAAATTTTTAATTGTAAAATTATTATTTTTTGTTTAAATATTGATTCATTTGTTAATGGATCTTTATGTTCTGAATTTTATAAAAGTAAAATTATTTTAAATCATTTAGATAAATTTAACTCTAATTTTGATCAAAATTTTGTTTTTCTTTTTGAATCTACTGGCGGTGAAATGGATGCTTATGAATATCCTCAATATGAATTAATATGTAAAGTTATTGTTAATGACTCTGTTAAATTAAATAAAATTACTAATTATTATTTTAATTATAAAAAAGATAATACTTTAATTCAATCTATATTAAACTCTTATTATTCTATTTATCCTATTGAAAATATTGATCTCTCTTTTAAAACTAAAGTTATTAGTCAGCAAAGTGATGATTATAATGGTTATATTAGACAATTATTTTTTGATAATGGTTTAACTTGTTTAATTGATCCTATACCTTCTTTTAATATTAAAAGAAATGATGATATAACTTTATTAGATATATTTAATATTAATAAAAATATAAAAGGGGATATTAATAAACATACTTTTGATAATATTATTAATTTTTTAAATTATGAAAATCTAACTGATTATATTGAATTATTTAAATTAAATAATATTATTTATGGTATTATTGTTAAAATTTCTTTTAAAAATAATAGTTCTTTTTATTCTAAATTTATTCATTTATATTTTCCTGTCTGTAATACAAATACAAAATTAAAATTATCTCAATTTAAAATTTTTAATTATAAATTGAATGATACAATAGCTCCTACTAATATAATTTGTAATAATAATTATTCTTATTTACAAAATTATATTTTTCTTGAACAATTATCAAGAATATTATTAAGTCATTCTTTTTATTTAATTTCTTTATTAATTAGAGATAATTTATTTGTATTTCAAAATGATTTTAATAAATTACTTATAGATTTAAATGATAAATTTATTATTGATTCTTCTTTTTATAATTTACATTTTAAATTTGATTCAAATAAACAAGAACAATTTAATTTTAATAGAGAATTAAATTTAAATTCTATTTTATTTGATAAAAAATCTAATGATATATCAACTAAAAAAATAATTGTTCCTAATAAAGAATGTAAAATTAGATTAATTTATCAACTTTATATTGAACTTAATAAAAATTATTTATATATTTTAAATTATTATAAAAATAATTATATCCCTAATTTTTATAAAGATATTAGAGATTTTTCATTTAGTAATAAATTTATGTTATTAAATAATTCCTCTTTACAATTATATAATAATTATAAAAAATTTGATTATATTATACATTATAAATTATCTAACGCTCCTGTTTTCTTTTATCAAAATGATAAATTATTTAATAATAAATTACTTTTAATTATTAGACATAATATTCTTGAAAAAGCTATATTATGTAATTATAATTGGTTAAATTATAAAATGATAACAACTAAAAATATTAATAATAATTCAATATATAATCAATTATATAAAGATATATCTATTATTGACCAGGAAAGAGTAATCAATGATTACAATATAAAATATATTATATTTGATGAACATAGAATTGTTGATATTAATAATAAAGATATAATATTTGATGAATATAAGAATGACTTTACCATGTATAAAGAAAATAATATATATGTTGGCATTGTAAAAGAAGAATCTAATAGTTATGAATATTTTGAAGATGATTATATAGATAATGATATAAATAATATATCTACTAATATTGATTCTGTTAATTATTTAAGTATTATTCTTATCAATAATATAAATCATTTCAAATTATAATATTATACAACTAAATTTACTATAACCATTTAATTTATTCCATTCTTCTATAGTATATTTATCATTCATTGATAAATTACATCTATCACATATTGGATATAAATTATCTATAGTTGTTGTTCCTCTTTTAGATAATGGTATATTATGACCTACATGATAATTAAATACATTAATTTTATTTTTACACCATTTTATATAACATTTATGTTCATATACTTTACCAAAATATTTTATCCATACTTGTTCTCTTAATGCTTTTGGTATTTTTTGTCTTTTTATAGAACATAATGAATTTTTTTTTTCTTGTTTACAACTCATATTGATAAATATCAGAGGTCTTGACCTCTTTAATTATCGTAATTGAAAAAGATGATATATAATTTTTAATCATATATCATAGAATTAATATTTTTAAATATTATTTTTATATTAATATATTAATATAAAATGAGATCAAGATCTAAAAGTAAATCTAAAAGTAGAATTAAATCTAAAACTAAAAGTAAAAAATTAAAATTAGTTAGTATTAAAAAATCTCCTATTCCTTCTAAAAAATTAAGAGCTGTTTTTAGTGATGGAACACATACTGATTTCGGGGCTTCAGGTTATTCTGATTATACTCTTCACAAAGACGATGAAAGAAAAAAGAGGTATATACAAAGACATAAATCTAGAGAAAATTGGAAAGAACCAAAAAGTAGAGGAGCATTAAGTTTATATATTTTATGGAATAAAAAAACATTAAAAGCTTCTATTAATGACTATAAAAAAAGATTTAATTTATAATTCTACTTCATTTATCCTTTTTCTATTTATTATTCTAACTATATCTGCTTTTAATTTACCAGTCTTTAATAATGGTAAAATAAGACTAGTAAATGAAGAATCTATTATATATATTTCATGACAATTATAAATTAAATCTTTATAATCAACCATAGATCCTAATATATATGGTTTTACTAATTCTTTTTTTATATTAGCTTCTTCTTTATTTTCAATTAAATGATCATATTTTATATATATATTTTCATCATTACAAACTATAATAGAATCAGTATCATTAATATACTTATTTATTAAATTATTTATAGATAAAGATATATTTTCACTTGTTTTTATTTGTGTAAATATTATTCTTTTATAATGTTTTATTTTATTATAATATATCTCTGAATTTTGGCTATAACCAAAATCAAAATATTCAAAATATATATTAAAATGCATTCCTATAATATCATAAAAACGATATAAAAAATGATAATCATTTAATAGTATCATATCATGATCAAATTTTATTTCTTCTATTCCTTCATATATAGATCTTTTAAAATTATTTACTCCATTAATATATAATTTATTTAATATTCTACCTGTATAATATTTTCTAAAGTCTCCTAACATAAAAATATCAGCATTTTTTTTATCAAAATCTCTTACAAAAGTTAATATATCAATAACTTCCGACCACATATCTTTATATTCGTATGATAAACATATAATATTTGTATCCTTAAAAAATGGTTCTATTTGTAATAAATTATTTTCTTTTACTACAAAATATACATTTTTATAATAATATGACATAAATTTTAATGCTGCTATCATATTTAAACTATCACCTAAACCTGTATGTGCTATAAATAAGGCTTCTATTTCATTATGTTGATTATTAAATGACATTTCTTAAATTAAATATTTATTAAATATTTAATTACTTTTTTAAATCTTTATTTTATTTTTTATAAAAAGTATTTTCAGTCTTTAGAATTAGAAAAATTATATTTTTTATTTAATCTCTCCATTCATATCCACAATTTAAACATTTTACAAATAATGTAGGAGGTTCATCAGCTCTTCTAGTTTGTCTCTCAGTACTAATGGTATTTTTAGATTTACATCTTTTACATTGTATACCTTCAACTACATTAATAGGAGTTAATAATTTATTAATTTCAAGTCTAAATTCTTGATCATTATTTTTAAATATATTATCTTTGTCAAAATCTATTTTTTTAGATACTATATCATTAATAATAGTATTTAATTTAATATTTTTATTAATAGACATATCAGTAGATACAATAGCGCCTAATAAATATTTTAACATTCTAAAATATTCATCTTTATTTTTAGAATTTTCATAAATGATTGTTTCAACTTGTTTTTCATTATTTATTTTAAATTTTTTTAACAATTCAATTGCGGTAACTCTTAAATCATTAAATTTATTTAATTCATAATTATAAACATTATTTCTAATCATTTTTATTTATTTTATATTCTATATATCAAATATATATTTTTATTTAATTTATATAAAAAAATCATTTAAATGATTTTTTAAATTAAATATTAATTTTTATATATTATATTAAATTATATCTTTATAATGAGAAAACTTACTAAAGAAGAAATTGATTATATCACTGATATTATTAAAGTTGATACTAATATTCCTGATGATATCGCTTCTAATATTTATTTAAATATTAAAAATGATATAATACTTCAATTAAGTGATATTTCTATTTATCCTTCTTGTATCGATGATCTAAAAAATAAAATTTATAAACAATTTTATTTATCTAAAATAAATCCTGGTGAAATGGTAGGTTGTATCGCTTCTTCATCTATTGGTGAAAAATCTACTCAAGCTCAATTAAATACATTTCATTCTTCAGGACAGAATAAAGCAGCAGAAACAAGTGGTTTAGAAAGATTAACAGAATTATTAAATGCAACAAAATTAAAAGATATGAAAACACCGTTAGATAAGATATATTTTACAGAAGATATAAATAATATGTTTATATTAAATGATGATGAAATAAATATACCAAATAAATTATCAAATGAAAATCAAGAAGTAATTCATAAATATAGAAAAAATTATAAAAAAGTTTATAGATATAAAAAAATATGTGAAAGTTATATTAAATTTTATTCTATTAAAGATTGTTTAGATAAAAATAAAAAACCTTTAATTAGTGATAAATTAAATATGAATTCTTATGAAAAAAATTATTATTCTTTTTTTGAAACTTTCTATTTTACTTTACCTAAAAATAAAAAATGGTATGTTCGTTTATATTTTAATGTTAATACTATCTTTAATTGTAGAAAATCTCTTGAATTTATTGCTAATGAAATTATGAATTTAGATGATGAAGTTAAATGTGTATTTTTTCCTGATAATATCGGTATTATTGATATTTGGTTTAATGAGTATTTTGATGTTGATAAAATTAAAGAAACAATTGATTCGGTAATTGATAGTGAAATAGAAGAGAAAAAAACAGTTGAAAAAAAATATATTAATTATGTGAATCCAATTGAGATAGATAAAAATTTTATTAATAAGACAAATAGTCTAAATAAAAATTTTGTTGATAAAGATGATGAATTAGAATTAAATATTGATGAAACTGAAAAAGAACTTATTTTAAATGAAGATTTAGAAATTAATAATATTAGAGAAAATATTAATACATCTATTAATGAAACTGAAATTTTAGATGAATTAAAAGATAATGATTCTAAATTAATTTATACTATTAAAAATTTTAAATTACCTTTAATTTTAAATATTAAAGTTTCTGGTATTAAAAATATTAAAGATTGTGAATATAATCAAAATAATGATTTTATTAAAACTTCTGGAACTAATTTAAAAGATTTAATGTTTATTCCTTTTATTGATTTTAAAAAAATAAATTCTACTTTTAGTAATAGTATTTGGGATTTAAAAGAAATTTTTGGTATTGAAGCTGTTAAATCTTTTTTAGATATTGAATTCTCTAGAGTTATGAATGATGATATTAATAAAAAACATCTTCATATTCTTATCAATTCTATGACTTATTCTGGTGATATAAAACCTGTTACTCGTTATGGCATTGATGTCGAACAAGCTGGTGTTTTAGCTAAAGCTTCTTTTGAACAATCTTTTGATAATTTCTTAATTGCTTCTGAAAGAGGTTCTAAAGATAATTTAGATGGTGTATCAGCTTCTATTATGGTTGGTAAATTAGCTAGAATAGGAACAGGTATGATAGATGTAATTAATATTAAAGATGATGTATCATTAACAAAGACAAAAACAATTACAGTTAATGAATCTGATATTAAAAGTCAAAATCTCTTTGAAGATAAAACATTTTATACAAAATCTAAATTAAATGATAAAACTAAAGATAAAAAATCTAAAATAAAAGATTCAAATGATGATATAGATATCTTATAAATAAATTATAGATATTATCTATACTTTTATAATTACGTTTTATACTTATTATTTAATAATAAGTATAAATAATTTGTTAAAATAAATAAAAAATACCATAATCGATAATTTAAATTGCATCATAGACCAATTTTCTAGTATCACCATAAATATTAATTGAATCTTCAGTTTTATCTTTAGCTGACATATTTCTTTCAAATACTGAATCTTTAATAGCAGTTTGTTGTTGAATATCAATATAGTTATCGAAATAACCGGTGACAACGTCAACTTCTTGAGGAGGACGAATATCAAACCAACCTCTTTTCTCTTGAGGGATTTGAATATCACCACGGAAAAAATCTACACCATTGCCATATCTTCTTTTCAATTTAGCAAATATAGTTCTATCATACATAAAATTTTTAGGATCAGTAGGATCTAAAGTCATAGCTCCTAACATATCAGGTGTAGGCATAATTTCTGATGCTTCTTGATATTTAGGAGTAGCTGTTCCTATTTGTTTATCTAAGATTTCTTTAGCTTGTTGACTAGTCAAACTTGATGGTTCTTGAAATTTAGTTGGCATTGATCCTCCCATCTCTGAAAAACTTATAGGGGCTACAGGACTTGCTTGCATACTCATAGGTCCAGATTGACCCCATAATTGACCATTAACATCAGGATTCATAGATCTAGGGTCTAAATCAGCTCTGAATTGTGGTTGAGCGAATAAAGCATTATTAACTTGATTAGATAAAGTATGAGGAGCATAAGCAGAACCACCATAAGGAATATTTACTTCAGCGTATTGTTCTTTTTTTTTACAACTACAAACAACAAAAATAACAATTAAACCTAAAAGTAAAAATAGTAAAAGTTTTTTATCAGTGTCCATTTTTTATTATTTATTATATTATAATAAAAAAGAAAAAATTTAAAAATAAATTTATATTATTGATTTATAAAATGTCAGACATCAATTTTGAATTTTTATTAATTTTTTTTTCTCTTGCTATAATTATTTTTATCACTTTCTATATTAATAGAGTTGTCCTTTTCTCTGATCCTCTATTATATAAAATTAAAAATGATTTACTTCTTATTGACCCTAGAATTAAAGATATATCTTTTTATGCTTCTAATGAATCCTTTACTGAGGATAAAAAAAGAATTTATTTATGTTTAAAAGACAAAAATAATAACTATTATCCTTATAATATGTTAATTTATGTATCTTTACATGAAATAGCTCATGTTTTATCTCCTAATATTGATTTAAATCATACTACTCCTGAATTTATAAATAATTTCTCTAATTTAATTAAAAAAGCTACTGAATTAAAACTTTATGACCCTTCTTTACCTATGGTTGATCATTATTGTAAATCTCATTAATAATTCTTAATTAAATGATTTTTCATTCATTTTATAATTTTATTTTACTCTTATCTCATATACCATATATTTTAAGTTATTTATATTTAAAAATGGATATTACAGAAGAACTTATTTATTATTCTAATGGTAATATTAAATTAAAAAAATTATTTAAAAATAATAAACTACATAATATAAATGACCCTGCTGAAATTCATTATTATCAAAATGGTAATATTAAATTAAAAAAATGGTTTATTTATGGAGATTTACATAATTTTGATCAACCTTCATATATTGAATATTTTGATAATGGTCAAATTAAAACTACTAGATGGTATGTTCATAATAAAATTCATCGTGACAATAATCCTGCTGAAATAAATTATTTTGAAGATGGTAATATTAAATCTTTAATATGGTATAATTTTAATATTATTCATAATACTAATACAAATAAACCTTCTTATATTAATTATGATGATTATATTAATAATATTTATGATACTAAAACTGAAACTTGGTATAAATTCGGTAAAATTCATAGAATTAATAAACCTGCTATTATTGTATATAATTATAATAATAGTATTATATCAAAATTTTGGTATAAAAATGATTATATACACAGAACTAATGGTCCTGCTTTTATTGAGTATTTTGATAACGGTCTCGTTTTTAATAAAATTTGGTATTTTGAAGATTTAATACATAGATTAAATAAACCTGCAGAAATTCAATATGATTATAATGGTAATTTAATATATAAAGCTTATTATTATAAAAATAGAATACATAGAATAAATGGACCAGCTCGTATATTATATAAATATCATGATAGATTAAAAAAAGTATTAATAAATAGAAGATACTATTATATATCTGGTAAAAAAATAAATTATAATATATATTATAAATTATTAAATGTATTAAAAAAAAAAGCTAGATCTTTTTTAAATAAAAAAAGATTATTAATTAGTTCTTCTTTAAATAATAATCATAATCTTTACAAAGATAAAAATTTATGTCATTTAATTTCTTTTTATATTTAAAACGGCTAAACCGTTTTAATTTATTTTTTCTAAAAAAAATAACATAATAATGGACCTAACTCATATCTTGTATTATATATTTTTTGAAAACCATGATAAGAATGACTATCGTCTATTGTATATATTTTTATTTATATAAGTTATAAACTTATATAAATTTTTTTTATAAATATAATACTTTTAAAAATACATAATATTTATTTTATTGTTCCTTATAATATGAATTTAATACTTTCTTTTTAGTATCTTCATCTACATAATTTCCATTACCATAAAGACTTCTTCTTTTTTGATATTGTTTATATAAATTATAAAGAAGAGGAGTTGATAAATTATTTAGATAATCATTAATATATTCTAGACTAATTCTATTATTTGAAGGATCAGATATATATAAATTATATATATCTACTAAAATTCTATTTTGTTCAGATGGAACAATTGATAATGATTTTTGTATATATCTTTTAATATAATTACTTAATAAATTTCTTTTAATATGATAAATTGTTTTATCATAATATTCAAAATCTCTACTCTCTTGATATAATTGTTTTAATTCTTTAATTGTATCAATATCATTATTCTTCATTAATTCTATATATCTCAATAACAAATTTGGTTCATTTCCTCTTATCAATGAATATCTTGCATAATCATCATTAATAATTTTTACATTATCTCCTTCTTCATTAAAACATACTATTCCTTGTGTCTTATTATAATCTGATATATCCAAATAATTATTTTCAATATATTGTTTTAATTGTTCATATGATTCTAAATTTATTTGTTTCACTAAATTTACGTTTAAATTAATTGTTACAGATTCACTTTTATACTCCAAATTTATATTATTATTTTCTGAACTTATCATATATTTAAAATCATTTTCTCTATCAAAATAACCAAGATAATATAAATCATTTTGTTTATTTCTACAAACAATTCTATTCATCATAGATGTTGTAATTAAAAATGTATATATATGATTTTTATTCAAATTTTTATTACTATATTCTTCTAACATTTGTTGTTTTCTTGTTAGCGTAGATTCTGTAGTTTCACTATTAAATAATATATTCAAAAATATATCTCCAAATGTCATTTTAGAACCCCATCTTGACTCAAATGCATTTAATTTCTTATGAGTAGATAATATCCATTTATTATTGATATCATCATACCATAATCTAAGTAAACTTCCTTCATATGATGGAAAAAATGTATATTTTTTATCAATATAATTTTGAATTATATCTTTAATATTAGATTGTTTAAAATAATATTCAGGTGTAAAACTAAATGTTTTTACATAAATTTTATCAGTATCATTTTTCATAATAATACCTCTGTTATTTTTTATATCATTTGATGAATCATTATAACAATTACTATAATGATATAATTTATAATTTTCATTTTCATCAAATACTTCTACTTTTATTCCATTTTTATTATCACTTTTATTCTCAATAAGAATTGATTCCATTTTTATACTTGTTATAATATATATTTTCTATTTATTTAAATAGAATTTATAATACATATGTATAATACATATGTATTAATTTTTTTAATTATTTATTTTAAGATGACTAATCCCTCTTAAGATATAATTTATATAATTAACCTTTAGTCTTTCTTGCAGGTTTCTTAGTTGTAGTAGTTGATGGTTGAACTTCAGGTTGTTTTTCAACTACTGTAGAAACTTCTTCTTTTGATTCTTCTTTATTAGAAATATTATCTAATTCGTCTTCATCTTTAACTTCTTCTTCAACTTTATTTTCATAAGATTGAAGAAGAGGGTTAGAGTCAATAGAGATATTAGATTTATTATAAGTAGACCAACCAGAAGTTAATAATCTTTTAGATCTAGTTTCGACAGGTTTAATATCAACTTCAGCTACTTTACATTGCAATTTAATAACTTGACCTACAAAAATACTTTCAATTTTCAATGCACATGATAAGATACTTCTTTTTCCTAAAAATTGCAATGGATCTACACTTAAAGGTTCACCATTTTCATCTACTTCATCAGTAAGATAAAATTGAGTTAAAATTTTAGAAGGAATAATATCACCAGTTTTAGCATCTTTTCTTTCTTTAGCATAAATTAATTTAGGATACAACATAGGAGAAGCAGTTTCATCTCTTTCTCCTTCATCGTTTAATTTATAAAAGATAGGATTCAATTTTTTCAAATCACTTCTATCAATTGATACTTTTCCAATAGTTTTTTTAACACTTAAGATATGATCTTTGCATTTCTCTACAATTGATTCAATTACATCAATTGTTTTATTTTGTCTTTCACTTCCTCCATCTCTATCTCTTAAAGTGATTGAAATTGAATAACCAGTTAATACATTTGTATTCATATCTCTTGATTCTTGAACACCATAACTCATACATTTATCTAAACCTAGAATTAATTCTCCTTCAGTTCCATCTTCATTTTTAGTAGCTACATTAATACGATAATATTTAACTTTACTTCCTGGAATGTTATTTTCAGTTGCTTCATCAAAAATTATATTATTAGTATCATAGTTAATAGGATCAGTTAATTGAGTATTTTGAGATCTATTTCCTTTACGAGATGACATTTTAGATTAATTTTTTTAATTGACTTTGAATTTAGTTTTCTAGCCTAACTATATATAAAATTTATTACTTTAAATTTAAAAAAATCAATTATTTATTTTTTTAAATTATATTATTTATTCTTTATAAGAAACATGAATTTAATTTTTTATATTTTATTTTTCATTGCATTAATTAGTTTAATCCTTTATTTTTTCTTTAAGTCTAGCAAAAAGTCTATTTTAAAAAATAGAGATCAATATAATATAGATAATCAACAATTTAACATTAAAAAATCATATTTAGATGGTTATTATAATATAGAATCTTTTATAGATAATAAACCTTTATTACCTTATATGTTCACTCATTTATCAAATGATTTTATATCTAATGATAATTGTAAATGGAATATTAATTATCTTTCTCATTTAAATAAATATAAATTATTTTTAAATAATAATCCTATTTGTATGTATATTAATAATGAAAAAATTTGTTTATATAAATTAAATAATTCTATTCAAGATGATAAAATAAATGATAAAAGCGATGATTGTGATAAACCTACATTATGTTCAACTGATTCTATATTAGATAAAATACCAAATTTTAACGAAGATAATAGTTTATTTATAATTAATAAATTATCAGAAAATAAAATAAGTATACAAAAAGATGGTAAATATATATGTAAAATAGATGAAGAAATACAATTATCTGATGAATTAAATGATACTTGTATATGGTTAATTTATCCATAGTTCTATTTTTCTTAAAGTAAAATTAAAAGGACTTAGTCCTTTTAATTAATTATTTTGTTTCCAAATCCTTTTATATTTAATTGTTGAAATAGATAATTTTCAATATTATTTTTCTCTGTATATGGTACTTCTATTAATGTGATTCCTTTTGTTTGACATAACATTTTTTTCATTTCATCTCTATATTTTTGTGTTTGAAAATGTTCATAATTTTTATGTATTTTAGGAAAAAATTTATAATGTTGTTCACCGTTATATTCTATTGCTAATTTTAATTCATCATTATATAAATCTAATTCTAAATTTTTACCAGTAACAGAATTTTTTAATATATCAGGTCTTATTTTTTCAAACGGTTTATTAAATATTTTTTCTAAATATAATTTACATCTCATTTCTCCATTACTTACCATTGGCATAAATCTTTTCTTTTTATTTATAGAAGAATCTATATCTCTAATGATAAGTTTATTATCTATATCTATATTAGAATCAGAATAAATATCATCATAAATAATATTATAAATATCACTATCTTTTTTTATTTTTCTATATATTTTGTTTGTTTTTATATATTTATTTTTAGCTATATTTATAAATTTTTCTTTATTTTTGGATGATAAATTTTTAAATAAAAATAATAACATTATGACTATTATTGATATTATTATCATATATTTAAATTTATTTCTTTTTATATATCCGTATACACTAAAATAACTCATATTTATAATTTATTAATTATAAATATATTTTTATTATTTTTATCTAACAAATATCTTACCAAATTTTATTTATTTTTTTATTTAAATTTTTTATTTTTTTAATTTATTTTTTAACACATAAAAAAATAATTTTTTTTCCTCTTCAAACTATCTTTATTTTTATTTTAAAACAAGTTTAAAGAAACCAATTTTATATATATAGAAAAATGCCTCCTAGAAAAACTGTTAAATCTGAACAAACTGCTGCTACCGAACAACCTGCTCAAGCAGTTGTTCAACAGCAACCTGCTACTGTAACTGAAAAGAAAACTTCTAGAAAATCTAGAAAAGAAACTTCTCAGACTACAGAACAACCTCAAACCCCTGTATCTGTAACTCCTGTAGTTCAACAAGAAACTGTAGTTACAGAGAAAAAGAGACGCGAGGTTAATAAGGAGTCAATTGATAGAGATTTTACTCAATTGGAGACTAAAGTAAATGAAGAAATTGAAAAATTGAATTCTTCTGGTAAAAAAGTAAAAGGTATTAAACTTCTTAGAGGTCTTCTTAAACTCGTTCGAACTCTTCATAATGATACTAATAGAGTTCTTAAATTTAAAAGAGATGGTGCTAAAAAAAACGTATCTTCTGGTTTCTTGAAACCTATTCATATTTCTCCTGAAATGTCTAAATTTACCGGTTGGGATAATACTAAACTTTATACTCGTGTTGATGTAACTAAATTTGTCTGTAAATATATTAAAGAAAATAATCTCTTTAATCCCGCTGATCAAAGAGAAATTAGATGCGATGATCGTCTTAAAAGTCTTTTGAAATATGATGTTTCAACTGCTGCTAAAGATGAATCTGGTAATGCTGTTCCCTTGACTTATTTCCGTCTTCAACAATATCTTAAAATTCACTTTCTTAAATAAATTAAAAATAAAATGTAAAATAAAAATTAAAAATAAATAGAAGATTGATTATAAAAATAAAATGTAAATTAAAAATTATTATTGATAATTTCAATAATAATTTCAAATAAAAAGAGGACTTGTCATATTATTTAATAATAAAAGTAAATGATAAATAACTCCTCTAATCTCTGTAATCTAAATTATCTAATATCTTATTACAAATAGAATCAGCTATACTATTATTTTCTCTATATATATGTCTAATAGATATTATATTTAATTTATTCATCATATATTCTATATGTTCATAGATCTTTTTTAATACTTCATTATTTACTTTTGATTCTTTTTTTATCTGTTTAATTACTAATTGTGAATCTCCTTGTATATGTATATTATTTAATTTATTATCTATTATAAATTTTAATCCTATAAATAATCCCATATATTCTGCTTGATTATTTGTTATATTATAACCTAAAAACATACCCTTTTTATATAATATATCTTTATTAGTTAATGGATCGCCTTTATAATCTAAAATTACAAAACCACAACTAGATAATCCTGGATTACCTCTTGATGCACCATCGAAACGTAAAATATATTGATTCATTTAAATATAAAATAATATAAATATAAATAAATATAAATAAATATAAATAAATATTATATTTTATAATTAAAATAATGTTATCTATCTTATCTATTGATATCGGTATTAAAAATTTATCTTTATGTAAAGAATATTATGATATTGATTTAGTTAAAAATATTCCTACTGTTCAAAAAAAAGATAGATATACTAAAGATCTAATTTCTACTGATAAATATAAATCTTATATTAATGAAGTATTTAAATGTGGTGTAGTTAAAATGATGGATAAAACAGATATTACTAATGGAATATCCTTTAAATTTATTGATAATAAAATTTTAATTAATTTAATTGATTATCTTGATCAATTAAATAAAAAAGGTTATTTTCATGATATTGATATCATTTTAATTGAAAAACAAATGAAAAAAAATTTTATCGCTTCTACTATTCAAAATCATATTCATAATTATTTTATTATGTTATATAGAGACTCTAAAAATGTTATCATTTATCCTTCTAAAAATAAAACTAGAATTTTAGGTGCTCCTCTTAAAACTATTGATAATAAAACTAATAAACTTAGAAAAATTAAAAAATATGAAAGAAAAAAATGGAGCTATGAACATGTTAATCAATTATTAAATTTAAGAAATGATCAATTAACTCTTAACTATATATTTAATTTAAATAAAAATAAAAAAGATGATCTATCTGATATTTTAATTCAAACTTTATCTTATATTTTATTATATATTGATAAAAAGACTTAGTCCTTTATAAAATTCCTATTTAATTAATATAGATTATAGTTTTTAAAATATACCTTCATAATCTGGATATATTAATTTATATACATCTTTCAATTCTACATATTTTAACATATCACTTATATTTTTATTTTCTTCTCTATATTTATCTAATATAAGATAGACTCTATATACTTCTTCTTCTATATCTACCATTTTTTTTGTTATCAAACTTATATCTTCATCTTGACTATCTTCTTCATTATAAATATCATTTTTTTTACCAGAATTATCAATAATATTTTTATAATCGTCTAATATTATACTATCGATCACAGTATTCTCTTCATATACTAATTCTTTATTACTCATTTTAAAATATTATATATTTATATATAATATTTTGGCTATCTTTAATTTTCATTATTTAATAATTCTTCTAAATCATCTTTTATATCATTATCTATTTGTTCTTCGTCTATTTCCTCCTCTTCTATATTATCCTCTTCTATTATTTGTATATCTGCTTTAGGGTTTTTAGGTGTATCTTTTACACCTACAGTCATCGTTAAAATATCAAATGGATTTTGTAATATATTTAATATTGGATTTTTTCTTTGTTGTTGAGGTATTTCTTTCTTTTCTGATGATATTGTAGAATTTAATTTCATGGATTCTGTAGCTAAAGATGTATTCATTCCATCTATAAAACATTTATCATCTTCTTTACAATCATTTTCATTTTTTTGAGGTCTAATATTAATTCTTCTTTTTCTTAAACCAGATTGTTGTTCTGAAGTTCTAATATTTCTATTATATAATTGTTCTTGAGAATCATCGTATAATTTCTCTCTCATTGACATCATTGAATATCTATTTAATTCATGTTGATTATCTCTAATTATATTATTTAATTCGTTTAATTTATCATTAAATTCTTGTTCTATAGAATTAAGTCTATTATTAGTATCAACAACCATTTTTTTTACAGATTTAACTTGTCTATTTAAAAAAAATGTTAAACTTAACAATATTATAATTTCACTTGATATATGTATTAATTGACTTTTTGATACTGGTAACATTTTTATTATATTATTATTTTTTACTCTTTTAATACTTTTTCTAATTAATTTTTATTTTTATTTAAATGATTCTTTTTTATTATTATATTCTTTTAAAAATGAACACTATTACTCTTTATTCTTATGATAAAAATCAAAAAATTAAAAATTGGAATATATCTGTTATTAATAATATTGACCATGCTTCCATTAAAGTCTCTCATGGTTATTTAAATGGTAAGTTAATTGATACTATTACTAATATATCTTCTGGAAAAAATATCGGAAAAAAAAATGAAACAACTTTTTTACAACAAGCTATTAATGACGCTGAATCTAAAATTAATAAAAAAATTAAAGAAGGTTATTCTTACAATTTAAATGATTTTCAAATCATAAATAATATCAGTGATCAAAACCTCTTTAATGATGATATTAATAATGATAATTTTTCATATAAAAATAATGAAATTGTTTTACCAATGTTAGCTCAAGAATTTAAAAAAAATGAAAAAAAAATAAAATATCCTTGTTATATTCAACCTAAATTAGATGGTTATAGAATGATATTTAATCCTTTTACTAAAAAAATAACAAGTAGAACTGGTAATGAATTTACAATTTTATATGACTCTGAATTATACAAACAATTATTAAAATTAAAATTAAATTATCCATTAGATGGTGAATTATATGTTCATAAAGAATTTAAATTTGAAGATTATGGTATTTTAAGAAAAAAGAAATTGAGTGATAAAGATAAAATAGTTATAAATAAAATTCAATATCATGTTTATGATGTCGTATGCGACTTAAAATATGTTGATAGATTAAATATTATTAACAATATTAAGTTGGATTTATCTCTTGATACAAAAAATACCACATCAGAAGTACTTGATAAAATTTTAAAAGTTGAAACTTTTATTTGTTATAATAAAGATAATATTGAATCTTCGCATATATCTAATATTAATAATGGATATGAAGGTTCTATTTTAAGAAATGCAGATGGTATATATAAACCTAAATTTAGAAGTTATGATCTTTTAAAATATAAAAATTTTGATGATGATGAATTTGAAATTGTCGGTATAACTAGTGAAGTAGATACCTCTGGTAATAATGAAAATCTTATCGTTTGGATTTGTAAAAATAAAGATAATAAAACTTTTAATGTTCAAAGTAAAGGAACTAAAAAAGAAAGACAAGAACTTTTTAAAATTGGTAAACAATTTATTGGTTCTAAATTATGGGTTCAATATTTTGGTTTTACTAATGAAGGTATACCTAGATTTCCAAAATCAATGAGAGAAGGTATAGAATCAATAAGAGATAATAAACAATAAAAAATATATTTTTCTTAAAGAAAAATTAAACAAAAATTATTATATATAATTAATATTATATATAATGAATAAAAATAATGTGGCTATTATATGGACTACTGCATATTGTCCATATTGTTATTTAACAAAAGAATTATTAAAATCTAATAATATATCCTATATTGAAAATCAAATTAATGATGAGTATTCAAAAAAATTATATCTTCAAAAATTTCCTAATACTAATAATAATATAATTGTTCCTAAAATTATTTTAAATAATAATTTAATAGAAGGATATGATAATCTTCTTATTTATTTAAAAAGAGAAAAAATATATAATAGAGAAAAAACGCCTTTTAAAACATCTAAGATTAAATCTAAAAAAAAATCTAAAACTAAATGCAAATATATAAAAA